AGTGGGCAGGACAAGCCAATGCAGAATGGTCCAAAGGAGTAGTGATTAAACGCTATGTCGAGAATGGTGACTACGACCTGCAATGGGTTTCTCTAAAGGCTCTGGAAAAAGAATATGGTCAACGAAGTTAAAATCTTAGGGTACAGAGTCTATGTGGTGGACAAAGACTATCTGTACTACGACACAGAAGAAACGGCTATCGCGGCAGCTAAGATGTTTGCTACAGAAAGTCGAAAGACTAAAGCAACAGTGGTCATGGAAGTAGAGGTTTGGAACAGTGGGCAAACGTGACAACGACAAGTTCGAGAGGAAGGGTCGTGACTTTTATGCAACAATCGACCCTGCTGCTGTAAATGCTCTCGTAGAACATCTGCCTCTACCCACAGCCTTCATCGAACCTTGTGCTGGTGCTGGTGATCTAGTCAACGAACTGTGCAGGCATCATGGTGTAGTCTGTGTGGGCGCTATGGATATTGAACCACAGGCAAAGACTGTAGAGCAACGAAACTGTCTTGCCCTTAGTTGGGTTGGACCAGAAGTAACTCACTTCATCACTAACCCACCCTTTACATGGGACATGCTAAAGCCTATTCTAGACCATCTACCTACCCTAGCACCTACTTGGTTGTTGTTGCCTGCGGACTATATGCACAATGTTCGTATGGGTCCATACATGGCTAAGTGCGCTAAGGTGGTCAGTGTAGGTCGGATGTACTGGGAGACTAATAAGAAGAAGGGTGTAGATAACTATGCGTGGTATCTCTTCACCAATAACGAGACTGAGACAACATTCTATGGAAGAAAATCGTGAGTAAAGAACAAATCTTGAAACTCATCGAAGATCGTGGGTTTGTGACTATCCTAAAGGACCATGACCTTACTTTGTGGAAGGTACTTGAAATCCTAGACGATCTTGGTTACATCTTCTTAGAGAGGTATGAGGACGACTACTGATGGCTAAATGGTCTGTATATGATGAAGAGGAAGACATGATTAACGAAACGGATATTGACGCCTTTGCTCGAACCAGTGACTTTGATTGGTTTCAGAGTGAGTGTCAGAAAACCGCAATCTACCCTAAGCAACAAGGTCTAGCCTATACTGCTTTGGGCCTAGCCTCTGAGGCAGGGGAATATGCAGGCAAGATCAAGAAGGGTATCCGTGATGGTTCCTTTGATGATGTAGGTGCTTCTGCTGAACTTGGTGATGTGTTGTGGTATGTTGCTATGGCTGCACACGAACTAGGTTATACGATGGACGAGATTGTTCATGGTGTTGTCAATAAACTCCGTGACCGCCAGAAACGAGACGTAATCAAAGGAAGTGGGGATAACCGCTAATGAATAAGTTTTACTTCAGCTTTTCCCTACTACACGACCAGTACATAATCTTTGAACAAGAAGAAACTGGTGACCATCCCCATTTCTGGGTTTTAACTCACAATGACGCTAAGAAAGCTGTAACGCTGCTAAATAACCTGTATGAGAAAGCGCAAGAAAAATGAGTAACTACCTGCCAACCGACTACCAGTCCTTCATTCACACATCACGCTATGCTCGTTGGTTGGATAAAGAGAACCGCCGTGAGAACTGGGGTGAGACTGTCTCCCGCTACATGACCAATGTGGTCGTTCCTAAGACCCGCGACGAGATTGTCCTTGATGATCTGGAAGAGGCTATCCTCAACCTTGATGTGATGCCTTCTATGCGGGCTGTAATGACTGCTGGCCCTGCCTTGGAGCGTGACAACACGGCTGGCTATAACTGTTCCTATCTGCCTGTGGATGATCCTAAGTCCTTTGACGAGGCTATGTTCATCCTTCTGTGTGGCACTGGTGTTGGCTTTTCTGTGGAACGTCAGTACATCAGCAAGCTGCCAGAGGTTCCTGAACAGTTGTTCGGTTCTGAGGATGTGATCGTTGTTCACGACAGCAAAGAGGGCTGGGCTAAGGCTCTGCGTAAGCTGATTGCTATGCTCTATGCAGGGGAAATCCCCAAGTGGGATGTGTCTAAGGTTCGTCCTGCTGGTGCTAAACTCAAGACCTTTGGTGGTCGTGCATCTGGCCCTGCCCCTCTGGTGGAACTGTTCCAGTACACGATTGAGAAGTTCAAGGGTGCTGCTGGTCGTAAGCTGTCTTCGATTGAGTGCCACGACATCATGTGTAAGATTGGTGAAGTTGTTGTGGTTGGCGGTGTTCGTCGCTCTGCAATGATTTCTCTGTCGAACCTGTCTGATGATCGTATGCGTCATGCTAAGTCAGGTATGTGGTGGGAAGGCAATGCTCAACGTGCCTTGGCTAACAACAGCGTTGCCTATACTGAGAAGCCTGACATGGAAACCTTCATGCGTGAATGGCTCTCTCTGGTGGAAAGCAAGTCTGGTGAGCGTGGTATCTTCTCCCGTCAAGCCTCTAAGAAACAAGCTGCAAAGAATGGACGACGAAATGATTCTTGGGACTTTGGAACTAACCCATGCTCTGAGATCATCCTTAGACCCTACCAGTTTTGCAACCTTACAGAAGTGGTGGTACGAGCGACAGACACACTCGAAGACCTCGAACGGAAAGTCCGTCTTGCCACTATTTTGGGTACTATCCAAAGCACGTACACACACTTTCCATATCTGCGGAAAATCTGGCAGCGGAATACTGAGGAAGAAAGACTGCTAGGCGTGTCGTTGACTGGGATCATGGACCATCCTTTCCTCAATGGCACTGGTTGGAAAGACCCCTTCTGGGCTGGTAGAGATTTCTGGGGGGAAGGTAACTGGGGAGAACTTAACCTTCCTAACATCTTGGAGCATCTCAAGAATGTCGCTGTTGCTACTAATGCTGAGTGGGCTGAGCGCCTATCTATTCCTGTGTCTGCTGCTATTACTTGCGTCAAGCCGAGTGGAACAGTTTCGCAACTTGTGGATAGTGCTTCTGGCATCCACGCTCGCCACAGTGCTTATTACATTCGTACTGTTAGGGGTGATAACAAAGACCCTCTGACGCAGTTCATGAAGGATCAGGGTATTCCTAGTGAGCCTTGTGTGATTAAGCCTGAGACTACCACTGTCTTTAGCTTCCCACAGAAGTCTCCCGAAGGTGCTATTACCCGTAACGACATGACTGCTATCGAACAGTTGGAGTTGTGGTTGGTCTATCAGCGTCACTGGTGTGAGCATAAGCCTTCCGTTACGGTGACTGTTCGTGACAATGAATGGATGGAAGTTGGTGCTTGGGTCTACAAGTACTTCGATGAAGTATCTGGTGTGTCGTTCTTGCCGCACTCTGACCACAGCTACCAACAGGCACCCTATCAGGAAGTTAATCAACGGGAGTACGAAGACTTGCTTGCTATCATGCCACCAAAGATTGACTGGGCTAAATTGAGTGAGTATGAGACTGAGGATACTTCCAAAGGTTCACAGACTTTTGCTTGTGTTGGAAACTGTGAAGTGGTCGATCTAACTTGAAGAAAGACCTAACAGGTAAAACTTTTGGGGGCCTCTACGTGATAGGGGTCTCCGAAGTTTCTAGGAACGGACATTATAGGTACTTTGTGAGGTGTTCTTGTGGTGTTGAGAAAACTGTGCTTGGTACTCACCTTTTGCAAGGCAACACAAAGACTTGTGGTAAATGTGTAGAACGAAGGAAACCTAGAAACTGGACAGGTTGTGGGAGTGTTAGTGGAACATACTTTGCTCAGATTAAATCTAGTGCAGCGGGTTCTAGAGGAAGAAAACCCCTAGAGTTTGCGGTCACTATAGAGTATGTCGCTGATCTGCTTGACAACAAACAAAAAGGTCTATGCGCTTTAAGCGGGTTGCCAATAAGCATACGAGATAAAACTGCTTCCCTTGACAGGGTGGACAGTGAAAAAGGTTACTTAGAAGGTAACGTGCAATGGCTACACAAGGATGTGAACATGATGAAACGGCATTATAACCAAGACTACTTCATCCACCTCTGTAAGAAGATTGGTGGCTCATGTGAAATCGTGGACCTGACCTGATGCTCTTTGATCTTGTACAGATTGCAGTCCTGTTCGTTCTAACCTATCTAACCTATAAGCAGGGGGACAGGATTGACGATCTGGAAACGATGGTGGGCTACATCCTTGGAAACCTTGCCAGTAAAGAGGGAGAAGAAGATGTTCTACATGATAACGAAGGATAACTGCCTTTGGTGTGATCTTGCCAAAGAACTCCTACAACAACGGAAGGCTCCTTTTGGGGCTTTCCACTACAACGAACATCCTATGATCGTCAAACTCATGTTCAAGGCTGGGATTAAATCTGTCCCACAAATATGGTATGAGGGTGAATACATTGGTGGTTATGAAAATCTTGTAGAATGGTTGAAGAACAATGATGCTTGAAAAGCCCAAAGGCAAACGACAGTCCCGTTACAAAGGTGCTGAACAAGAAGGTGCAATGCGTACCGTCTCTATCAAGCCTCTTAACGACAACCAAGACACCTATCTGAAACGTCTAAAGGATTCAGATCAGATCATTGTTTGTGGTTTCTCAGGGACTGGTAAGACGTTCATTGCAGCCACCTATGCAGCGAACATGTATGCCAACCGTGAGATTGACAAGATCATCCTGACACGTCCTAATGTGTCTGTGGGTAAAGACTTGGGCTACTTCCCCGGCACACTAGAGGAGAAGTTTGCACCTTGGGCTGCACCTGTCCTTGATGTTCTGAATGAACAACTAGGGAAGGGGACTGTAGAGACTGGCATCAAGAGTGGCAATATTGAAATGGCACCTCTATCTACTATGCGGGGTAGGTCATTCAAGAACGCCTTTATCATCTTGGATGAAGCGCAGAACACTTCTGTTGCAGAGATCAAGATGTTCTTGACACGGATTGGTAAGGACTGTAAGGTCGTAATCAATGGTGACGTAAAGCAGTCAGACATTGGTGGTCAATCTGGGTTGTCTAAGGTTATCCACCTTGCTAAGAAACACAATCTACCTGTACCAGTTATTGAGTTTGGTGTGGACGACATTGTTCGCTCTGACATCTGTAAGGACTGGATCATTGCCTTTGAAGCGGAGCATATTCAGGCCCTCGGCGCTCCGCTCCGCGCCAGACTCTCTGAGTTGGTCGAGGGTGTAGACCTCGATCTGGATGCGGCCTTGTCGCCTGACGATGAATAACCTAGATTACTACACTCCTATGCAAATCGTGAATGACTACCACAAAGAGAAATGGGAAAAGATGGAAAAAGAGGTGTTAACAAAGAGTGATGGTGGACCCACGAGTTACTATGATATGCCTTTCTCTGAGTGGGAAACCACAAATGATATGATGGAGCATCTAGCAGAACATAAGTGGGGAAAATATGGGATACATCTGAAAGACATCTTTAAAGGCTTATGTCGTTGGGGTGATAAGAGCGGTACTACAACTCTTTATGACACGAAAAAAATCGTGTACTATGGTTGTCGTGTTCTTAGGATGATGGTGGGTAAAGAAGGGGTAAGATACTACCTTCTAGAACTCCTTGAGGATAAGCAGTTCAAATGACCAAAACTTGTACATCTTGTCTGAGAACCTTTGATAAGTCTTACTTCCACAAGAACAAGACCACAAAAGATGGCAAATGCTATCAGTGCAAAGAGTGTAACTCTAAAAAATCTCGCAAATGGAAGGTTGAGAACAAAGAGAAGGCAAAAGACTCTGATTACAAGCGAAAGTATGGTATCAGTTATGCTGAGTATGGGTACATGCTTTCTCAACAAAAGGGTGGCTGCGCCATTTGTGAAGTGTCTTTTAGCGAGGCTCAAAGGGGTGTCTTGTTTGTAGATCATTGCCACAAGACTGGTAACGTCAGAGGGTTGCTCTGTCAAAACTGCAATACCGCAATTGGCTTGTTGCAAGACAGTCCACTGTTTTGTACTAAAGCCGCTGAATACTTACTCAGGGACACACAATCGTGAAAAAGGAACACTAGAATGTACACACTCTTCTTCCTAGTCTGTAACACACTATCTGGTGAGTGTTATGCAACCACATCAGAGGTGATCTACAAGACGGAGCAACAGTGTCAAGAGGATGCCTTAAGGATCATTGACAACGTGAAAGAAGGCCAAGCTAAAGGGCTTTATCCACCAGAAGAAGCCCTCTATGTCTGCCACAACTGGGGTGATCCAACATGATCGAATCCCTGATCTTCCTAGCAGTCGTTGTACTTGTCGTCTGGTACTGCAACGAAGCCGATTAGAAATGAAAAAACCCCCGTTCAGGATTGATTTCCTGAGCGGGGGTTCCTTTTAGGACCAGTCTTGATTTAGATATGTCTTGAGCCTGTGACAGTTGGCACAAAGAGTTCTCAAATTGTCTTTAGAGTTGTTGTTGTGGTCCCCATCAATATGGTCAACATCTAATTGGCAAGAGTGTAAAGGTAAGAAGCCACAGTTTTCACAATAGCCTTTTTTGTGTTTGATATAGGGCCTTTTTCTTAGATCAGAATCTTTACGTTTTCTAGCTTTTGTGTTTGGGCCTGCATACAATTTATTGTCGCAATATCTGCAAAGAGCCTTAAACGTCCCTTTAGAAGTCTTGCGCTGTTTATTCTTGTTGCAGACAACACAAACCCCTTGCACGTCTGTGGGTTCAGGCTTTCTATGTTTCCAAGCACCCATATCAAATCCTATGCAGAGAGGGGGGTTTCTTTATGGAATAAGGTAATTTGTGTGGTTAAGAGTGACTATCGGGGTCGCGTTTATACAATTCGATAATGTCCCGCTTCACCTCTTTGAGATCAGTCTTAATCTCATTCATTATCTCACGGTCTTCTTGACGACGAACATCACGAGAACGTATTTCAGCCTGCATCAAAGCAATCTGTTTCTCGTTTGTCAAGACCCTACGGATTAGCCAAGTAATACCAGAGAAGATAGCTGCCACGGCACTTCCTATGATGTACTCTAGATAATTCATTTCTTAAATAGCCCTCGTATCCATCTTGCGATTTCGTTGGGGGATGGTAGTAACCACCCAAGGATCAGAAGGACTAGTATCCACATCGGGGTTTGCTGGATATTCACTTCTTCGATATTTTCTGCTTCTACAGGACTAGTCTTCTGGATAATGTCCCGACCAGCCTCTGTTTTTTGTTGTACAGCTACAGCCTGTTGTGTGTTCTCTTTACCAGCTTGCACATTGGCTGCGACATTAGGCCCACCACCCGTTAAGAGGCTCAAGGGACCACCACCGCAACCAGATAAGGCTAGGAGAGCCACCAAGAGCAAGACACGCATATCACAGCCCCTTCTTACAGAGTGTGACTTTGCTGTCAGCCCTACGGTTCTCTAGACCTTTCACAGTCCTACCACCAGCCTTAACCCATTTACCTAGTTCATCACAGGCTTCTTTGAACTTACCTTGATTGGCTAGACGCATCATTGTTGATTTGCAGACAGCCCCAGTACCAGCGTTGTAGGCCAGTTCTAGCATAGAGGCTTGTACACCCACAGGGATGTTAGGGTTAGTCATACAAGGCTCTAGTTTAGCGTAGAACTCTGCCACACCCTTTTCAAGCATGGCAAAGCACTGTTCTTTGGTGTAGGCATCACCCATCTTAACACCACGAGTTTCCCCGTAGCAGACAGTAGGGATACCCACAATGTCCTTATAGGCTTTAGTCTCTAGCCCTTCCCATTTAGCAATGAAAGGGGTTGCTGACACGATAACAGCGGCTGCAACTGCACCAGTGACCTTTTTCCTCAAAGACATTGTGGTAATCCTTCAATTAGACAGGTTTAGTGGGCCAGACTACATTGTGTGGGAAACCTTCCTGAGAAGTGATGTCCCGAAGAGCCTGACGATACTCAGCCCAAGCAGTTTGATCTACAGGAGCATCAAGCACTTGTGTCCAATCAGAAGCAACAAGAAGGCTGTTCCGTTCATTACGGATTTGTTCAGCCTTAGATGCCGTGACTTGGGCAACCTCTTCCTCAGACATATCCCTGACCACAAACACTTGGGTCCAGCGTCCAGCTTCTTGATCGAATACTGGTGTACCTTCTTCAAGCACCTGAAACTCAGTTACTTCTGGCGGTGTGGAAAAGAATACACGGAACACCTTAAAAGTCTGCAATGTTTCATCACTGACATTCTTGGGGAAACTTGTGTTGGGGTTGTCTTTCCGAAGTTGGCCGATTGAGTAAGGGTAAATCTCGACCATACCGTTGTTAATAAGAGCGTGCATGTGTTATCCCACTTGTGCTTTCAGAACAGAGAGCATAATCTTTGCCTTCTTCTGTTCGAGGATTTCAGAAGCCAACAGGTTGCGAAGTTGCTCAGAGAAATCTTTCAACTCTAGTTGCTCAGAGGGAGACAATTTATCAATCTCTTGGAGAGCAATACTGTAGTTGTCGATATTGATCTGGTAGTGCATAATCTCTTGTTCACGGCCATCAAGGGCAGCTTTCAAGATGTCTTCGCGGGTCATAGTCGGGGTATCAGTCATCGGGATTTCTTTCTGTTTGTTGTGTTGAAGTTAAGAGACGATTTGTGTAAAGGCTACACTGTAAGCATCTCCTGTAGGAAGAATAGCAGGATTAGTGTACTTAGTTCCAAACCCACTTGTACTCCAAGGGTATGCCGTGATGAAGGGTGTAGTTACATGAGCAACAGCAATAGCATCACCAGGGGGACTAAAGGCTACGCCAATCCCCGTACTGGCAGGCAGTGTAGCAGGATTAGCATACTTAGTACCAAAACCACTAGTAGACCAAGGACAGACTGTTACGAATGGTGTAGTTAGATGAGCAACAGCAATAGCATCACCAGAGGGACTAAAGGCTACGCCAAAACCCCTTCCAGTAGGAAGAGTGGCTGGATTAGCAAACTTAGTACCAAAACCACTGCCATTCCAAGGATAGACTGTAATGTTAGGTGAAGTGTCGTGACTAACAGCAATAGCATCACCAGAGGGACTAAAGGCTACACCATATCCCGTACTGGCAGGTAGTGTACTAGGGTTGGCGTATTTAGTGCCAAAACCTGTGGTGCTGTTAAAGGGATAAGCCGTAATAAAAGGTGTTGTATCGTGAGCAACAGCAATAGCATCACCAGAGGGACTAAAGGCTATGTCAAGACCTGCCCCCGTAGGAAGTGTAACAGGATTAGCAAACTTAGTACCAAAACCACTGCCATTCCAAGGATAGACTGTAACGCGAGGCGAATCAGAGTGTGCAACAGCGACAGCATTTCCATTGGGACTAAAGGCTACACCATCTCCCTGAATATTTGGTAAAGTGCTGGGATTAGCATATTTAGTGCCAAAACCAGTGGAGGACCAAGGGTATGTTGTGACATAAGGCGAGGTAGCATGACCTACAGCAATAGCATTTCCAGATGGGCTAAAGGCTACACCTCTGCCACCTCCTGTAGGAAGAATAGCAGGATTAGTGTACTTAGTTCCAAAACCGCTACTACTCCAAGGATATGCTGTTACAAATGGTGTAGTGTTGTGAGCAACAGCCACAAACTCTTGATAACGGGGATCACCAACAGTTGACCAAGCTAGTCCCGAAGATTCTCCACCTTCTGCATATAAAGAATCAGAGTATTTAGTACCAAACCCTGTGGGAGTCCAACGGTAGGCTTGAACATTTGGGTTTGCATTAAGCCCCACTGCAAGAACTGCATCATCAGGGCTAAAAGCAACAGCTTTACTGGGGCCAGCAGGAAGAGTACTGGGGTTAGCATATTTAGTACCAAAACCTGTTGAACTGTTCCAAGGGTAGGCTAGAATATAGGGAGAGGTATCGCTTGCAACAGCAACAACATCCCCGATAGAGTTAAAATCAACACTATTGCTTTGTCCACTGGGAAGAGTACTGGGGTTAGCATATTTAGTACCAAAACCAGTAGAACTGTTCCAAGGGTATGCTGTTACAAATGGGCTAGTACTGTGACTAATAATTACAGCATTTTCATTAGGGCTAAAAGCCACACCTCTACCAATACCAGCAGGAAGAGTGGCAGGATTAGCATACTTAGTGCCAAAACCTGTAGAACTGTTAAAGGGGTATGCTGTTATAAAAGGTGATATAGCATGTGCTACAGCTATAGCATTACCAGAGGGGCTAAAAGCCACTCCAATCCCCTCCCCAGCAGGAAGAGTGGCAGGATTAGCGTATTTAGTACCAAAACCTGTTGAACTGTTCCAAGGGTAGGCTAGAATATAGGGAGTACCTGACTGTCCAACTGCAACAGCATTACCATTGGGGTTAAAAGCTACGCCATAAGTAAAAGAGGATGGCGCAGAAGATGGGTCAGTATATTTGGAACCAAAACCTGTCGAAGACCAGCCATAGGCACTAAATTTTGGCGACCCACTCGTGTGGGCTATAGCAATAGCATCATTATTAGGGCTAAAAGCCACCCCCCAACCGCTATTTCCTGGCAAAGTTGTGGGACTAGAGTAGACTCCCCTAAAACCATTGTCCCCCCAAGAATGAACACGAACTGAAAAACTTTGAGAAACAGCCAATGCTTTAGGTTTACTGGGTCCACTCGCTGCGCTGAGTGCTTTATTACTAAGCATTATGCGTCTCCTACACGAGCGCCGTAAAGAGTTGTTCCAACTTTCCAAAGAACTACAACAGTAAATCCTGTGGTATTCAAAGTCGGGGCGACACCACCATTAGTCTTC